TTTTGAATACTATATTTTTTTATTCGATCTTTGTTTTTAATATAGTATTCTTTTTGATACTCGTATCGATTAGTGTGTATCATTCCAATTATTCCCTTCTTTAGCATCACCATTCATTTGAATGTTTAACTTTAACTTTTCAGTTATGTAATTTCCAAATGAGTATTGTAGTATTGCTTTAACTCTTTCAACATTTTCAGGCGTTGTTTGTACCTGGATCTCGTCATGAAGCAAACCCAATACATCAACTTTAATATTTTCTTCTTTAAACATTTTAAAAGCATTAACTACAGCGGTCTTAACTGTAATTGCCTCAAATGATTGCAGTAGGTAATTTAAAAGTTTAAATGAAGATTCAGCATATACTTTACGCCCATCTAAAGCTGGTATAAATCCATAACCTGTTTTGTTTTGTGTTGTGTAAAAGAAATTATTTAACTTAGCAATAAGTTCCTTAAGACCTGGCAAGGCTTCATAAAGTTTTGCTTTAACTTGTTTGCCCTTATCAAGATCTTCAACACCTGTAACCATCTTACCAAGTTTACGCACACCAGCGCCAAACACACTTGCATACAACACCCCTTTTGCTAAGGGTCTTGATATACCTATTGTATCCGCATTGTGTTGGTGAATATCTCCTTTTAAAATATGATCATTAACTTCTTTATTATTTAAATAATGTGCTAATGCTCTTATTTGATTACCACTTGAATCACAACCAATCATAACTTTGCCTTCGTCAGCAATAAAAAGTTCACGCATCTCAGATCCAAAAAATGATTTGGCTCCAGGCACGTTAACAATTTTACTATGTCTTTGTCTAAAAGTTGGTGTACCAATATTAAAAGGTTCAACATAAACTCTATTATTATTTTCTTCAGCTAATTCAATCCAACCCTTAAGTACAGAGTGTCTTGATCTTAAACTATAATAATAGATTATCTTTTTACCTAATTCACTTACAACTTTAGTTAATGAATCATCTGTAATTTTTGGTTCACCTTTAGGTGTAAATTGAGTTGGTTCCCAACCATTATCTAAAAGCATTCCTCTAACTTGATCCATGTTACCAAGATCAGCTTCAACCATATTAAATCTTTGAAACAATTTATTAGGTTTCCACTTATCAGTATCAGTTTGTTTAATCTCAGTACCTGTAAACTCAGATAGCATTCTTGCACTTACTGCAGAAAATCTACCATCTTGTAGGTACTTAGCTTTCTTAGGTTCCTTATCAATTAAAACTTTTCTAGGTTTTAATGTAGGATTAATTTCATCTTCAATAACTGTCATTTCTGAAGTTAAATATTCATAATGCTTTTTAGCTAATACAGTATTAAACTTCCATTTGTATTTAACTTGATTAGCGCATATCTCAGCAATATCATGTTCAGTTTTTAAAGCTTGTTTAAAGTTAGGTCTATTTTTAATTAAGTCAATTGCTTCTCTTGTAACATAATTATAAACCTTGTGATTTAAATTTACATCTTGTATTGCATACTTTTTCATATCTTCAGAATATTCATGAAAAGAACTAAACTCAAGCTTTGCATCTCCAAGTATTTTACCGAAGTTTTTAAGTGAGTGTTTACCTTCTCTTCTAAAGTTATTCATTTGGCTTAGCAGCATTGTATCTATCATTTTGATACTCTTTGGTGGCTCCCAACCTAAAAGCTTATGCAAAACTACATTGTCATAATTTATAATGTTATGACCAATTAAAATTTCACACTTATTTAAAAATGGTAATAATTCATTTAAAGGTTTTGAATCTTTATCATGATCTGAAAACGTAGTAATTTCATTTGTTTCTATATTTTTACATACAGCAATCCATATGTTACTTACTTCAGGTATCAAACCATTAGTTTCTAAATCATAAATTATTTTCATTTTTATCTTCCTTTATTGAACAACTGTATGGTCACCAAGTAAGTATAAATAATTACAAGGATAGTATTTTCTAAATTGCTCGGTTATATTTGCTTCTTCATAAACTAGTTCTAAGTCATCTTTATGCATATCTTTTAAATCTAATATCATATTAACTTTAACAACTATTTCAATTTTATCTGTGTCAGTGTTTACAATACCAATCTCTTTTTGTTCAATAGGTATATAAAAACTTTTAACTACAGACTTTTTTATTTTATTTTTAATACTTTTAATTTCTTCAGGATTCATATTGAAAGTATTTTCAGTATCAATCTCTTCAAATTTTCTTATATTTGCTGTCATAATTTTCCTAATATTAAAATGACGACGTATATTTCAACGTCGCCATTGTTTATTATTATTAGATAACTGCAGTATCAGTATCGATGGCTGCAAACTCTAATGCATCTCCACCTTGATACTCTTTAAGTTCAGTAACTTGCATAGCTAAAAGCTGTACAGAGATACCTTGCTTACCTAAATAATCATAAGGCTTTAGCCTTACTTGGACATTACCTTTAGATCCATTACCAATACTTGATGTATTAGTTATAGGTTGTAATTGTTTATCAACTACAGCAGGTGGTTTAGTTGTGTTTTTACCATCAGCATCAGCATAAATCTTTTTCTTAAGAGTTACTGAATATACAACAGAGCCTTGTTCTTCACTTGGCTTTACGTTGATCGATGCTTTCTTCCATGCTTCAGCTTGAACTTTATCTGAAGTTTTTACTGTACATGAATATTGAGGTGTTTTCTTATCAAACCCCATATCAGGATTAGCTGAATCAAATTTAACCCAACTTATTTCTACGTTTTGTAATAACATTGTTATTCTCCTTTGGTTATTCGCAAATAAAACCATTAAATAAAATTTTAGTATTATTTAAATAGTGTACATTGCGTTTATTGTTATATGTTGTGTTTTTCTCTCTATAATTTTGACCAAAAGCCCAACATTCGTGGACAGTAATTGGTTTCAAAAAATAGTGCGGTTTTAACATTAGCTCACCATTTGGTAAAAGCAAAATGAACAATATTTTAATCATTCAATATCTCTTTAAGTAAACCAGTAAATTTCTTTAACTCAGGTTTAACAAAAGTTTTGCTTTTCATCATGTCAGGTAATGAAAAATTATTAGGTCTTGTCTCGTTAACTCCAGGGTGCTTAGTCATATTCGACTTGAATACATCATTCCAGGCTTCTGGCGTTTTACACTTAAAAGCATCAAGGGTTCCTAATGTAACCACAAGAATATCTATTAGACCGTCTAACACTTCTACCTCATCTTTATTGAAGTATGCATCAAACGTTTCATCTAATTCTTCTTTAATAAAGTCTAATCTAAATCTTAAATATTTTCTTAGAAGACTTTTATTATCTTTATTGTTATCAATAAAATTCGTTACTTGAAATTTATCGTGCATTTGTTTTATATCGTCTATCATATTATTCCTTTAATAAGTATTTGATATTATTGTTGTATTTATAGGTTGCAATGTCAACATGTTCAGGCCAAAAAGTATATAAACTCTCTTGCTTTTTAAACTTGTATCTTGGCAACTCATATAATTTAGTATCTAATTGTTTATTAGCATTATCAAAATGCTCTTCATAAATATGAGAATCACCAATAATCATTTTAATATTTTGAGGTTTTAAATTACTTAAACTTGCAAAACATAAAAGCATTGTTGAAGCTAATATCATATCAGAAGGTATACCAACCATCCAATCACCAGATCGTTGATTCCATAATAAATTTAAATTAGTACCGTCACTCCAGAATTGATAACTGTAATGACAACAAGGCAAATCAACTTTATTAAGATTTGTTGGATCCCAACCTGTAATTAATAATCTTCTACTTGTTGGATTAGTTTTTAATTCATTCAATACATTTTGATATTGATTAACGCCATTCCATTCAATCCATTTGTTACCATAATCAATGTTAATATCTCCATCAACATCTCCCCACATATCCCAATAGTTACAATTAAAAAATTTAAACGTATTGATGTGTTTAGGCTTCCTAACAAAAGCAGCGTATTCTCCTAGTGCTCCTTTATAAAAAATTCTTCTTGAAGTTAATAATGGAAAGTATTCCGATATATTAAAATCGAGTGTTTGGAAAGGAAGGCGTTTAGTTACGCCATTCCTTCCTGTTTGTTCAATACCAGAATGCAGAATATTCTTTGCTACTGCTAAGTACTCTAATTCTACATTATTCATAATATTAATCCCTGTGTTTTAAGTTTTTTTCAGAATAAACGTGTAATACACCTCTATCATCTTCAACAACAACTCTTATTGCTCCAGATAATTTTGGGAATATTGATACAATACGTCCATCAAATTTATAATCGCCACCAACTTTAGAAACATGATCACCTCTATCAAAAGGTTTCATAGGTATAGGCGCTTCTGTTTTTATTTCTGTATTCATTTTATTATCTCCATTGTTATTTTTTAAAAAAGCAGCAAACATACAAGCGTAAACTGCCATATCTATTAACGTATCATCGAGAGCTTCAAAGTTTGTTTTTTGATTGCCATCAACAATATTTCTCATTCTCAAGTATTTAGTGTGTATCATATGAGAGTATGATTTTTCTTTATAAGGAAAGTAATCAGATTCTGACCACGTGCTTCCTTGGTAATCTTCAGACTTTTTTCTTTTAAGTTCAGCAGCCTGAATTAACAATTGTTCTGCAGTAATCATTACGGTCTTCCTTGTCTATTATATTTTTTGTTATGTTGTAACTTTGTTTTCTTGTTTGGGCTTTTAGAATGTACTCCAGGTCTTTTCTTAACCTTAGATCTTTCAAAAGCTGTATTTGTTTTCTTAGCCATATTATTCTTCTTTCATATCAGGTTTGCATTTATCTTTACAAGGTCCACAATCAATACAAAGACATTCACAAGCAAACTCATCAGGCTTTGTGTTTTCTTTGCAATCGTCGCAAGTCATATTAGCTTTACTCATATTGGTTCCTCCATTTTTGTTGTAGTTCCATGTGTTTAAATGTTAAAGCTTCAAAATCGTCATAATCTCTATAAGTAATTGAAGCATTTTTCTTAGTTTTTGTGTTATTTTTAATCTCATAATAATTAGCGGATCCGTAAAATTCGAAAGTTATCCACGTTCTATGCATGTTTGTAACATTAATTAATTGAATTAAGGTTTTGTTTGGTACACAAACGCTTACTAATTTTTTGTTTATATTGGAAATTTTTAATTCCATATCAAATATGGGTTTTAAAGGTGGTAAAATCGGTTCTTGGAATTTTTTAATACTTTTCATATTATATCCTTTGTTTAGTTCTGGCTTCTAATAGTCAATATGAGGAGGAGAGAATCTATTAAAAGCCAAAAAGTTAACTGTTCTACTGTAAGGGACGAGTATTGAATTTTTATTGATTTATAAGGCTTTTATTAACCTGAATTACCATGTATTATGATATTTACCATTTAATCATATGTTACCATATTCTTATCATTTAGCCTATATGATACCATTTATTATCATATGTTACCATTTATACCATGTTTATCGTGTTTTACCATAATCGTTGGTATATATAGATTATCTTAATAACCGTCCCTTACAGTAGAAGTCAAAAAAAGAAAATAAGCCCTTATAAGGCTATAGGCTATTGGCCCTAGATCCCTTGATGATAATATAGGCTCTTAATACCCTTAACTATTAATTAATAAAGTAATAGATAGAGGTATAGCCAACTATATGGCTTTTAAGCTTAAGGCGATTTAACAGCTGCCTATGGAGCAATAAAGAGTATCTTTAAGCTATATTTAAGTATATATAGTATTGTGTTAATATAAGGTATTAATAAGTGTGTCATTTATGTCGCATATATTATAGTGACCATAATGGTCCGTTTTAAGAAATAAGACTGTACTTATAGCTAAAAACAGTGTATTATATTTATATTATTAATTAAGAAATTAGTAATC